CCTCCCGCTGGATGGCTTTCAGGCCCTCCTCCATCTCTTTCACATACGGAGCTTTTCCCGGCTCCACTTTCAGAATTCGCATTTCAAACCTCCGTTTCCGCTGTCAGCCACTGCGCCCCGTCTACAAAGGAGAATACCTCGTGGGTGGCGTCCTGCTCAAAATAAATAGCCAGCAGCTCCAGAAGCCGCTGGCCCTCCGCACGCTGAACGACAAATCCGCAGTCCCGGAACTGCTGCTCCAGGGATGCATAGTTCATGGTCCCGTCCGTTTTTCTGCGCCGCAGCACGAAGCAGAACTCACGGGAGGAGGCCATGGTGGTCTGGACGCTGTCCAGATGCTGGCGATCCTGCACCAGCAGCCCACGGATGGCGGGCATATCTTCCGCCTCCAGCCGCTGCCGGTAGAACTGGCGGTTATCCTGAAAGGACTCCTTGGAGTCCAGGGCCAGCAGCTCCAGCTCCGCCGTGCCTTTCAGCACGCCCAACAGCTCCTGCACCTTTGCCCGGACGCCCTGCTCCGGCAAAACACTCAGATTGCTGGGATGAACGAAGTAGAAGGCCAGCTCTCCGTCCGCCGTTACAACGCTGCCGTTTTTAATATCATCGATGCCGATGAGCTGCCGGGTAGATTTTTTCCTGCTCATGCCGATTCCCTCCACACATAATATTGTTGTCCGAAAAAGAAAAACGCCGCAGCATAGCGCAGGAAGTCCAGCATGCTGATCCCTCCGTGCCGAATGCAGAGAAAGGCCAGCGCCGCTGTAATGACCAAAGGGATCATGCTGCCGGTCTGGGTCAGCGCCAGCACCGACAGCAAAAGCCCCGTCCCGATCCACATCACATCCCGCAGCGTCCACAGCCATAGCATAGGCCGGGCCGTTAAGTTTTCGGGGTATAGATACATAGTTTTCCTCCCAAAAGTGAAGCCGCAGGTGTGCCCGCGGCTTCTGTGTGTTTTATTCTTCGTTCCCGGCATCATTCAGCTCGCGCTCAATGAGACCCAGAATGAAATCCTTCTGCTTCAGGCCGTTCCTGGCCAGATAGTCCTTCAGCCGGCCGAAGAGTTCCTCCGGTACCTGAAAGGCGATGGTGCGATTGTTGGCGTTCATAGTTCGTACTCCTCCTTCAAAATGCTCTCTGAGTATGTCCGTGATGTAGTCGGACAGGGTCTGGCCCCGCTGTTCCTGCTCCGCCCGAAGCCGCTGGTGCAGCGACAGCGGGATGGGTGCGCAGAGGTTCTTCTTTTCTTCCATAGCCTGCTCCTTTCCGCCTCTCCCGAGGCAAGCAAAGCATAGCCCAACTGCGGCGCATAAGCTATTGACAAGTATAACGAGAATAGAAGCGCAAAGGCAGCATACCGGACAAGTTTAACGAACATATGTGCCCATTTGGATGGCCTGTACCAAACACTGCATCACGAAGTCCACACAAGGGATGGCCACACTGTTGCCCAAGGCCTTATACCTTGCGCTGTCGGATGCACCGGGGATGTCCGTCCACCCGTCCGGGAAGCCCTGCAATCTCTCACATTCCAATGGAGTCAGGCGGCGAATGAGATGGGCATGGACATCTGCCTTTTGACAAATGAGATCGACGGCATCTTTACACTGCCGTGCGCTCTGTGTGCTGACCACATCATTCTCCCTGAAGTCATCCACACGCTGGCGGCTGTAGACCGCATGGTGATCTAATCCCGAGGATTGAGTTATCCCGAGGGAGTAAGATTGGCCATCGTTTTTTTGTTGAGAGATAGTGTTTTTTCTGCTGTAATTCATGTTAAATCCTCCGGATAATAAATTTGCGGCGACCAGATCATAGCTGGTCGTCGCATTATGAACACGGTTAAAATGTGGTAAAATCAAGCCAAACCATAAAGACGCTTTATCATCTCCTCATCGTTTGCCCATATTGGTTCAATAGAATCATCTGCTGTGGCCTTGGATACCTTTTGAATTGCCTGCCGCTTCATCTCAGTATCGGCCCATGCATAGATTCGGGTAGTGTTGACGTCGGCATGGCCCAGAAACTCAGAGAGAAGGACAAGAGGCATACCGGCACGATACAGATGCATGGCACGGGAATGCCTAAGTTGGTGTGGATGTACTCGTTCCGGTACTTCAGGGCAAGCCCGCCTTGCCGTTTCACCATATTTTTTCATAAATAGATTAACAGCATCGGTGGACATTCTGTTTTTACAACCATGATGCGTTGTAAAGAAAAGATAGTCATCACTCTGCCTCTGCTCGGTCGGATGCGCTTTATCCAGATAAGTTTTGAGCAATTCAACCACAGATGGGGAGATTGGGACTATTCGCAGTTTATTTCCCTTTCCAGCAAGGCAGATTGTTGCATGAGTTTTTCGAATGATCAAATCATGAATTTTTGCATCCACCAGTTCCTGACAACGTGCTGCGGTGTCGTACATCAACCGCATAAAACAGAAATCACGATATCCATTCGTCTTGAAGCGGTTGGGTTGCTCAAAAAGAGTTTCCAATGCTGGTACCGTCAGAAACTCCACAACTGTTCCCGGAGTTTTCCGAATAGAGATGTTGCCGACTTCGACTTGCATATAGATTTTGCCAGAATCTAAGATTCCTGCATATTTTGTGAAAGAACGAATTGCCATCAAACGCAGATTCACCGTTGCCGGAGAACATCCTCTGGATTTTGAGAGCCATTCGAGAAAACCGGTTATATTTGAGTAAGTGATATCCTCGAATCCAACATTGGCATATTCAAGCCCACGCTCCATCTTGAAATAGAGGAGAAGGAGATTTATTGCCTCTCGATACGATTTCTGTGTATTTAAACTATAGCCTTTGTGCCTGATCAAGTAGATGTCAAGGAAATCCCTCACTGTTTTATAGAACTTCTCATCTTTCAGTCGCATAAATCCGCCTCCATCTCAAAGGAACTATCAAGGTGCAGCTCTGGCAAGTCGGTATATAGCGTTGGAAGAAGATGAATATAATATGCCGTGCTCTCGAGATTTGAATGGCCCATATACTCACTTAAATACGCAAGGCAGGCATTTATATCTTTTCCTTCCTTTACCCACTGGTACAGCCGATGTGTTGCAAATGTATGCCGTAGGTCATAAAGTCTGGGACGGATCTCACCGTATCCGGATATACCTGCCGTCTGAAGGAACTTTCTGAATGTCGGAATAATCCACTCCATTGAGTACATTCCGTCACCTCGTACACTTGGACTCTGGAAGAAGTACCTGCGCTCAGGATGTATCGCTTCCACGCGCTGGTCGTAATTTCTGCACAGTTCACGCATATCTTCGGACAGGACAACGATTCTGTCCTTATGTCCTTTCGATTCAAGGATATTCACCGTACCATCAAACAAGTTGACATCTTCTCTTCGGAGCCGTCTGGCTTCTACAGGTCTGAGACCGCAGCAGTAAATCATTCGGAATATTACAGATACTACCAGATGTTTTGTGGGCGATCTGAGGCTGGGTTGCAGAGAATCCATTTCCTTGAACAACTTGGACAAATCTTCTTTTGAATAAATGTACGGGATATGGCGTCCAGTTTTCTTCGTGAGTTGGAGCGGCAAAAGATACGCCTGTTCTCCTACACTATTCATGTATTTAGCGAGTTCCCGGACCACAGATACCCTATTCAATCTGGACAGATTTTTCTCAGTCTTGGACTGTTCGGCCCATTTCATAGCTAACTCCGCAGTCAAGCAGGTCTCGTGCGGAAATTGCTCACGGCAGAATTTATCAAAAGTTCGAAGAATGCATGCACTTCCGTGGTAGTCATGGCCGAGGGCTTGTTTCTTTTCAATCAAGCCGCAGATAAAAGGTGCAAATGCCCCCGTGAAAGTATATTTCATAACAGAGCCTCCTGAATAACCTCGATACCGTCAAGTCCGAGTGCACACATTGCCAGCTTGTCCCGGCTGATCCGCATATACGCTTTCATGGAGCCTATCTGCGTATGCCCTAAGATTTCTTTCACTATATCGATCGGTACTTCTTGGTTTATCATGGAACTGGCAACATACCTTCTGAAACTGTGAAAGCCTTTGCCGTCACCCGGAGTATAATCAACATCAGAGAGTTTCATATATTTTCTGAGCCGGTCTCCTGCAGCAGTCGAAGTCATAAAGTCAAACGGAATACGGGAACGCACAAAGAGCGCTGGGGACTGTGTTTTAGGCCGCTCGTGAAGGATATAGTTCGCAATGGCGTTTCCTACCGATGCTTCGAGAGGCAGGTGCAGTTCCACTCCGGTTTTGTTCTGTACGAAGCGTATTTCATGATGAATCCAGTCAATGTCCGAGAGCGTTAAGCGAACAATGTCCCCAGCTCTCAGTCCCAAACTGGCGGCAACAGCAAACATAGCAGTATCGCGGAGCGATAAAGATGGATTTTTTGCCGCTGCATCCATGACGGTATGAACCTCTTTTGAGGAAAAGGCAGGTCGCAGCTTCTTTCGGGGTGCAGGACGAGTAGTCAACACGGCGCTGAAATCGCAGCAGTTTTGTATGGACACCAAGTATGCACTCAGATGTTTCAATGTGTTGCGCACTCTGTCCATGCTCGATTTTCGTTGAGATGCGATGAACAGCAGAAAATCGTTGACATTTACTAAATTAATATCTTGGCAAGTATGGTAACCGCTGGCATCGAGGTATGCAAAGAATTTGCGGCAGACATTCTCCTCGTCCCGTAGGCTCTCAAATCCAATGGCTCGTGTATTCGCTTCATGTTGACAGAAGCTACACAGGAGTTCTTGATAGTACGGAGTCAAGGGGATTTTTGGAGCAGGTCTAACACGTTTCCAAACGATTTTTCCGGTTTGGACATACTCCTCAAAGAGAGCTGCAGCCTTTCTGACTTTCGCCCAGATTCGGTCGACTACCAAGCCGTTTTCGTGTTCCAAGCGAAAACGATCCACAATTTCATTTGTAAAGGCAGCACTATACAATATCACCCCCTCGGAACGGTAGACCTTTATGATTGGCCACATTCCTTCGTAGTAGTAGTTTCGTATGCTGAACTTACCAAGCCCCAGAGCCCGCAATGCATCCAGCACTTTTGTGCATAGAACATCAAATACAATTTCATCGGACATAAAAACACCTCTGAATGCAGTTAGTCGACTTTCGCCGCCAACTCCATTATAGAGGTATTTTTATAATTTTTCTTATCTGGAGGTTATTTATGAACAACACACAAAAAGCATTGATAAACCAAGACGTTTGCGAACAGACCACGCCTAATCTCGGGATAACTCAATCCTCGGGATTAGACCGCCACGCAGTCTATGCCATGACTACTGGGTATTACGCCCAGGTTTCCAAGGAGCAGGCACCGACCTTACTTTCCAGGGACTATAAGGATGCCGCTATCATCAATGAGCCGTGCTATGGCATTGACCGCTCCGCTTTCAACCAGGGTATGAACGCCCAGTTCAGCCCTTCCTTTGAGGAGGAACTCTCCCCAACGCTGGTGGCGAAAGGACCGGGTGCAGCCTTTACGGGATACACTGTCCGCAGGCTGACACCGACCGAGTGTGCAAGGCTCCAGGGCTTTGCTGACTGGTGGTGCAGTGACCTTGGAGTGGAGGACCCCTCTGAGCAGGAGATCGACCGCTGGGAAGGTGTGTTTGAGACCTTCCGAAAGCTGATCGACCCAGGTAAGAAGCCAAAGACCAGAAAGCAGATCGCCAAGTGGCTGAAAGACCCCTATGCGGATGCTGCCGAGTATAAGATGTGGGGCAACGGCGTGGCTCTGCCCTGTGTTTATTTCGTCCTGTCCGGCATCGTCTGGGCAGCCGAAAAAGAATAAAAATAAAGATGGATTTCGCTCAGAATTGACTTGCTATTTCATCGTTTTAGAGCAATATATGGTAGTACCAAAAAACAAGGAGGTACATACCATGACCATTCAAACAAACGCAACTGACCGCAAGAAGCTGGCGAAATCCATCGCCGAATTTACGGGGAACGAGATCCACTACATGGGACCCCCGACCTTTGCCTACGCTGTAGGCAACTACATCATTGACCGAGCCGGAGTCATCACTTCGGAGTCGGAGGAAGGAGAAGCAGAATTGAGAACCCATTTGGAAACCCAGGGCTTCCTGGACAGGGAGATCACGGAACTGGCGGTTTCGGTTCCGCTGATGGATATGGATGCAGAAGCCATGAAGCGGCTGGTGTTCATGCTCCACAGCAAGCAGTACCTTTTGAATAAGGCGGTTGGCTTGCCCTGCTTCGCCGTAAGCGAGGCTTTGGTGGATGCCTTGGAGAACAACCCGCCTGCGGACAAAGCGGCGTTCCTCGCCCTCTGCGGCGAACACGAGAGCAAGGGCATTGCTTTCGATGAGGAGAAGGTGACCATCACCTTTGCCAGCACGGGCGATACCGATAAAGACCAGGCTTTCACCTACCTTATCCCTATCATGGTGACCAAGGCCAAGGAAGCCAAGCGAATCAGCCCCAAGGAACTGAAGCCGGAGAACGAAAAGTATTATTTCCGCACTTGGCTCATTCAGCTGGGCCTCGGCGGTGCGGAGCCCAAAGCCTACCGCAATACGCTGATGGCTGGGCTGAAAGGTCACTCTGCATTCCGCACCGATGAGGATGCCGAGAAATTCAAAGCCGACCAGAAAGCCAAGAGGGCTGCGAAAAAGGCAGCCGCCCTGGAGTCTGAGGATGAATAAAATGCCCGTAATCTACACAATTATCCGGCGTGATATTTGTGTAGATTATGGCTCAGAATTGACTTGATAATATGTGCTTTTAGAGCGAATATGTCACTACCGAAAGGGAAAACACACATCGCTAAGAACCGAAAGGAAGGTACATATTATGAACGAAAGAACCAGAATCCAGATTGAAGAAATGAAGAAGCAGACCATCGGCGTTGAGGTTGAGATGTATAACATCACCAGAGAAAAAGCTTGCCGAACCATCGCCGCCTACTACGGCACGGAGAACACGGTACGCTACATCGGCGGCAGCTACTACGCTTGGGCTTGCAAGGACAACCAGGGCAGGGAATGGAAAATCACCAGAGACTCCAGCATCTACGCTGCCTGCGATGAGGAGAAAACGGAGATGGGAACGCCGATCCTCAACTACAGTGACATTGAGGATTTGCAGAAAATCATCCGCAACCTCCGCCACGCCGGAGCGAAGAGCGACCCCGCCCATATGTGCGGAGTCCACATCCACATCGGCTTGGGCGAACACAGCCCCCAGACCCTTAGAAACCTCGCCAACATCATGGCAAGCCACGAGAGCCTTCTGATTTCTGCCCTTCGCCTTGACCGCAGCCGCATTAACCGCTACTGCAACACGGTCAACAAGGATTTCCTTGCCAAGCTGAACCGCAGAAAGCCCCAGACGATGGATGCGCTGGCAGACATTTGGTACGATGGATACCACTACGAAAGCAGAAACCAGCATTACAACAGCAGCCGTTACCATATGCTCAACTACCATGCCTGCTTCACTCACGGCACGGTCGAGTTCAGATGCTTCCAGTTCGCCAACCCCAACGAGGAACGCAGAGGCGGACTTCACGCCGGAGAACTGAAAAGCTACATTCAGCTTTGCCTCGCACTGAGCCAGATGGCGATGATGGTCAAGACCGCCAGCCCCAAAGAGCCGCAGGTTGAGAATCCGAAATACGCCATGAGAACCTGGCTCCTCCGCCTCGGCTTCATCGGAGACGAGTTTGCAACCGCCAGAGAACTTCTGACCAAGAACCTGGATGGCGACACCGCATTCAGACACGGTAGAAACGCTGCTTGAAGGATTTAGCCTCAGGCCCCCTTCCGACCGCTTCGGCGGTCTTAAGGTGGTAGGAGGGTGAACCCTTCAGAAAGGATGAAACGCATATGAAAGAAAAATATTACCTTGCATACGGCAGCAACCTGTCGATTGCCCAGATGGTACAGAGATGCCCCTACGCAGTGTATGTGGGCAAGGCAACCATCCCGGACTACCAGCTTCTGTTCAAAGGAAGCCAGTCCGGCAGCTACCTCACGGTAGAAAAGAAAGAAGGCTCCAGCGTTCCCGTGCTGGTCTGGAAAATCACCGAGTACGATGAAGCCAGACTCGACCGCTACGAGGGGTATCCGACCTTCTACTACAAGGACACCATGAATGTGGAAGTGTTCTCCCTGCTGGGGGATGTGAGCCTTGGGCGTGTAGATGCCATCATTTATATCATGCATGAGGAGAGAAAGCTGGGACTTCCTTCCCTTCACTACTACGAGGTCTGCCTGGACGGATACGCCCACTTCGGATTTGACCCCAGCTTCCTGGAAAACGCCCTCACGGACAGCGTGGGCAAGCGTTACGCCTCCAAGCTGCTCAAGGAGGTGGGTCTGAATGAGTAACGGATTCCCAGACCGCAAGACGGTGGAACGCCTACGGAAGCAGTACCCAGCTGGGACGAGAGTAAGGCTCCTTTCGATGGACGATGCACAGGCACCGCCTCCTGGAACGGAGGGGGAAGTTCGTGGTGTTGACGATGCAGGGCACATTTTGATGTCCTGGAGTGGCGGTTGCAGCCTGAACCTTATTTATGGAGTGGACAGCTTTGAGGTTTTGCCTGCCATGACCGATAAGGTTCGTGAGCAGATCCTTGCGGTAAGGGCCACCGGACGCACGAATATGTTTGATATCAATGCGGTGCAGATCATAGCCGATGAGATGCATTTTTACGACCTGGTGGTGTTCCTTGAGGAACACAAAGAGAAATACACCCACTTTATTCTGACGGGTGAACAGCAATAACGATAGGAAGGCAGCCCTAAACACGAGGCTGTCTTCTCTTTATCATGGCCCCGAAAGGGGCCTGTTTTGATGCCATTTTTAGCGGAAGGAGGTGGGCTGGATGGCACAGCGAGGAAGAAAACCAAAACCTACAGCGCTGAAAAAGCTGGAAGGTAACCCTGGCGGGAGACCACTGAATACGAAAGAACCGAAGCCTGCTAAGAAAGCACCCCGCTGTCCAGCTTGGCTTGAAGATGAAGCAAAAAAGGAATGGAGACGCATGGGCAAAGTTCTGGAGCAACTGGGACTTTTGACGGAAATGGACATGGCGGCATTTGCTGGATACTGTCAGGCCTACGCCCGCTGGAAAGAAGCAGAGGAGTTTATCACACAGCATGGAACGATGGTACGCACCCCAAACGGTTATCTCCAGCAGGTTCCACAGGTTTCCATTGCCCAGACAAATCTGAAGATTATGTTGAAATTCTGTGAGCAGTTTGGCCTGACACCATCTGCCCGTAGCCGCATCGTTGGGGAGGATGCTTCTCCTGATCCTGCTGACGAGATGGAGGCTCTTCTGGGAGGTGGTGAGTAATGGCGTATCAATATACACCAAGCAGGTTTATGCTCTCCACATCCCACTATGATAAAGCGAAAGCGGACAGGGCTGTGAAGTTCATCCAGAATCTACGTCATACAAAGGGCAAGTGGGATGGAAAGAAATTTATCCTACTCCCTTGGCAGGAGCAGATTGTGAGAGATATTTTTGGTATTGTCCGGGAAGACGGCAAGCGGCAATTTCTAACCGCATATGTGGAGATCCCCAAGAAACAGGGCAAATCTGAACTGGCGGCAGCAATAGCCCTGTATCTTCTGTATGCGGATGGTGAAGCCAGTGCCGAAGTGTATGGCGCAGCCTGCGACCGGAACCAGGCCTCCATTGTATTCGATGTTGCCAAGCAGATGGTCATGAAAAGCCCTGCGCTTATGAAGCGTTCAAAGATTGCGGCAGCGACCAAACGTATCGTCAACTACAGTAATGCCGGATTCTACCAGGTGCTTTCTGCCGAAACAGGCACCAAGCATGGATTGAATGTGTCTGGGCTGGTCTTTGATGAGATCCACGCCCAGCCAAACCGCAAATTATATGATGTCCTTACCAAAGGATCTGGTGATGCCCGTGAACAGCCTCTGTTCTTTATCATCACCACAGCAGGGACTGATAAACAGAGCATCTGCTATGAACTGCACAGCAAAGCTCTGGATATTATGAATGGAAGGAAAATTGACAGCACATTTTATCCGGTGGTGTACGGCCTTGATGAAGGGGATGACTGGAACGATGAAGCCAACTGGTACAAGGCCAACCCATCACTGGGGCATACCATTGCGATAGAGCGTGTGCGTGAAGCATATAAGAATGCCCTGGATAATCCGGCCGAAGAGAACGTGTTCAAGCAGCTACGCCTGAATATCTGGACGAACTCCACGGTGGTATGGATACCAGAGCATATCTACGATAAGGGCAATAGCCCCATTGATACGGATTCCCTCATAGGTCGTGACTGTTATGCAGGTCTGGACTTGGCCAGCACCTCAGACATCACGGCTTTTGTTTTGGTCTTTCCTCCACGCACAGAAGAGGAGAAATATATCGTCCTTCCTTTCTTCTGGCTACCGGAAGACACCCTGGAACTTCGGTGTCGGCGTGACCATGTTCTTTATGACGTCTGGGAACGTCAGGGTTACATCCAGACCACGGAAGGAAATGTTATTCATTACGGTTTCATAGAGCGGTTCATTGAAGATATGGGAACGAAGTATCACATCAAAGAAATCGCATATGACCGCTGGAATGCAACGCAGATGGTGCAGAACCTTGAGGATGAGGGGTTTACGATGGTTCCGTTCGGTCAGGGCTTTAAGGATATGTCCCCGCCATCCAAGGAACTGTATAAGCTGCTGATGGAAGGAAATATCGTACATGGCGGCAATCCTGTTCTGAAGTGGATGGCCCAGAATGTAGTCATGCGCCAAGACCCTGCTGGAAATATCAAGCCGGATAAGGAGCGGTCTGTAGAGAAGATCGATGGCATCGTGGCTCTTATCATGGGCCTTGACCGTGCAATCCGTTGTGGCAATGCCGAGGCTTCGGTTTATGACAGCCGGGGCATTCTTTATATCTGAAGGAAGGTGATCTGATATGAGTATTTTTACAGGACTGTTTCGCTCCAGGGATAAACCTCAGAACCGAACCGCTGGGAGCGCCTACACATTTTTTATGGGAAGCACAACTTCCGGGAAAGCTGTCACGGAACGCTCGGCCATGCAGATGACAGCTGTGTATTCCTGTGTCCGTATCCTGGCAGAAGCGGTGGCCGGCCTCCCCCTCCACCTGTATCGCTACAAAGAGGACAGCGGCAAGGAAAAGGCAATCGACCATCCGCTGTATCTTTTGCTCCACGATGAGCCGAACCCGGAGATGAGTTCCTTTGTTTTCCGGGAGACGCTCATGACCCACCTTCTCCTGTGGGGCAACGCTTACGCCCAGATCATCCGTAACGGCAAGGGTGAGGTGATTGCCTTATACCCACTTATGCCAAATAAGATGACTGTGGACAGGGATTCCCAAGGGAGGCTCTACTATCAGTACACACGTTCTTCTGAGGAAGCACCCACCATGAAAGGGGCGATTGTGAACTTGCTTCCTTCGGATGTGCTACACATCCCAGGGCTTGGCTTTGATGGGCTGGTGGGCTATTCCCCTATCGCTATGGCGAAAAACGCCATCGGCATGGCCATTGCCTGTGAGGAGTATGGGGCAAAATTCTTTGCCAACGGTGCTGCTCCGGGCGGTGTGCTGGAGCATCCGGGGACAATCAAAGACCCACAGCGTGTCCGGGAAAGCTGGCAGTCCACCTTCGGCGGCAGCGGCAATGCCAATAAGATCGCCGTTCTGGAAGAGGGCATGAAATACACGCCTATTGGCATCTCCCCGGAACAGGCACAGTTTCTGGAAACGAGAAAATTCCAGATCAACGAGATCGCCCGTATTTTCCGAGTGCCACCCCATATGGTTGGCGACCTGGAAAAGTCCAGTTTCTCCAATATTGAGCAGCAGTCGCTGGAATTCGTGAAATACACGTTGGAGCCCTGGCTCGTGCGCTGGGAACAGTCCATCCAGCGGACACTCTTTTCCGCTGAGGAAAAGAAACAGTATTTTGCTAAGTTCAATGTGGAGGGCCTGCTCCGTGGAGACTACGCAAGCCGCATGAACGGCTATGCTACGGCAAGGCAGAATGGCTGGATGAGTGCCAATGACATCCGGGAACTGGAAAACCTGGACCGCATCCCTGCCGAGGATGGCGGCGATCTCTACCTTATCAACGGCAATATGCTCCCGCTTGGCAACGCCGGAGCTTTTGCAGATACACAACCGGGAAAGGAGGAAAACCCCGATGAAGAAGTTCTGGAAGTGGAAGAATCTGACGGAACCGGAGACCCAGACGGAGGCCAGGACGCTGTTTCTAAACGGCACCATCGCCGAGGAAAGCTGGTTTGACGATGACATCACGCCCCAGCTTTTCAAGGAGGAGTTGATGGCAGGATCCGGCGACATCACCGTCTGGATCAACAGCCCCGGCGGAGACTGCGTGGCGGCAGCCCAGATCTACAATA